AGCCATTGCAAAGAATCATGGTGAAAAGATCGTCACAGAAATGGCAGATGTGATCATTCGCTTGTGTGATCTTTGGGCAGGTATGAACCATGATGGTCTTATCAAGACTACAATAGAGGATCAACTAAATGAGAAGGCAGCCTATAACAAGACTCGCCCATACATGCATGGAAAGTTGGCATGAACCTAGAAGATATTCTTTCTCAACTAGATCCAAAACTACGAAAGCTAGTTACCTCTGCTAATGGTGTAGAGATAGAAAAACAAAAGACACCAAGCATAGGTCTTAATGTTGCTCTTAATGGTGGCCTAGCGTATGGCCGTCAGGTATTGATATGGGGCAATAAATCAGCAGGTAAGTCATCATTCTGTCAGCAACTTATTGGAATGGCACAGAAAGAAGGAAAAGTCTGTGCATGGATTGATGCCGAACAATCATTTGATCCACAGTGGGCAACCAGGCTTGGTGTAACTGTTGATGATCTCATTTATTCATCATCACGAACCATCAACGAAATGGTAGATGTTGCAACACAACTTATGTCTGCTGGGGTAGATATCATTGTTGTTGATAGCATATCTGCTCTGCTTCCAGCAATCTACTTTGAAAAAGACTCAACTGAGTTGAAGCAACTTGAAAATACAAAGCAGATTGGTGCTGAAGCAAGAGACATGACTAATGCTGTTAAGATGCTCAACTACGCAAATAATCAAACTAAGCAAACTCTTTTGATACTGATTTCACAACAAAGAAATAATATTAGTTCTATGTATGTGAGTCACGCACCAACTGGTGGTCATGCTGTTAAATTCTTTTCAAGTACAGTGATTAAGTTGTGGTCATCTGAATCAGATAATCAGGCAATCAAGGATAAGGTTTCCTCTGGAGACAAGTTAATTGAAAAGAAGGTGGGAAGATCAGTAACGTGGAATATTGATTTCAATAAGACTGGTCCAGCATTCATCAATGGCACATATGACTTCTACTTTGATAGCGATCATATTGGTGTAGACAATGTTGCTGAAGTTGTTGATGTTGCAGAACTCCATGGAATCATTGAAAAGGCTGGCGCATGGTATACAGTTCTTGGAGAGCGTTTCCAGGGTCGTGCAAAGGTAGTTGAGTGGCTTAGAGACAATCCAGAGAAGGTAGATGAACTTGTCAAATCAATCTAGATATGAAGTAATGAATGGCGAATTTAGTTGTCAGAATTGTTCAGAGATTGTTAGAAGTTCAAGATTTTACAAAGAGGCTCTTGAAATTACCTGGAAGTGCAAGGTGTGCGAGCATGTTTCTACTGTAAATATATTCAAGGCCAAGGGGTACTAATGAGTGAGCGTTCAGAGTTGAAAAGAATTGGTGCTAAGCAGCACAAAAATTCTGGAAGAAACATGATGAAGGCTGATGGAAACCTTGACAACTATGTTGTTGATGTAAAAGAATACTCAAAAAGTTTCTCTATTAATCAGGATGTTTGGGCAAAGATTGTTACAGATACTTTGCGAGTAGATCCAGAAAAGAATCCCGTTCTCATGGTGGTCCTTGGAGAAACTAAAAAGGTGCGTCTTGCTATAATTGAGTGGAATCATTTTGAAGAACTAAGAGAAAGAACTGATAATGGATAAGAATACTATTGATATTCTTAATGAAATTAATAATTTCAATGAGATATCTGAATATATGAATGATCCAGAATTAACAAGCGCTCTTGTGATGATAGCAAAGTTGATTGCAAATCCAGATATACCACCAACAAAAGCGGCACAACTTATTGTGCAACTACAGTCATATTCTGCTAAATTTGCAATGCTTGCATCCTGGTATACAAATGTAAAGAAAGATGAAAGACAGAAAAAGAATATTTATTATTCTGCTAAAGAAGCATTGGATAGATTATGTGATGCTTTGAAATATACGACAAGGAATTATTATGGCTAATAAAATATTAAAGAGCATCTTAAATAATAAAAATGTAGATTTGGTAGAAGAAGAATTCTTGATACGAGATCATGCAACATCAGATCCGTTTGACGGTCTTATAGATGCAATCTATGAAGGATATAGAAAGAACAATGTTCCAAAGTTTCAGACAAAGAAGTCGTTTGCTCCATCTGCATTGGTATGGAATCATGGGGTATGTCCTCGCTATTGGTATCTAGCATTTGAGGGAAATACATTCTATGAGTATCAGACTGGTAAGTCTATTACAAACATGGATAGTGGAACAGATAGACATACTAGAATACAGCAGGCACTTGAAGATGCTGGAATACTAATAAGTAAAGAGGTTCCAACAACATATGACAATCCACCAATTTATGGATACGTTGATTCATTTATTAAGTGGCAAGATACAGAGTTTATTGTTGAAATAAAGACATGTAATAATGAAACATTTGAGCGTCATGTTAAAACAAATACAGCAAGCACATATCACATTCTTCAGTTGCTTATTTATATGAAAATTTATAAGAAGAATAAGGGTATAATTCTATATGAAAACAAGAATACACATGACATGCTTGCAATACCAGTAAACATAAATCAAAATCATGTAGATTTTGTTGAGTACATGTTCGACTGGATGAAAGAAGTATATGGTGCCTGGAAGAGTAAGACGATTCCAATGGTTCCATTTAAGAGCAATTCAATAAAAATCTGTATGTCTTGTCCGTTGCGCGATGCATGTGTTGCTGCTCCAGAAGGTGACATTAAAATCGCAAGACGAAAGGATGAAAAAGGAAAATTTTAAATGAATTACTGCGTCTGGTGCGACAAAGAGTTCGTCAAAAATTCAACAAAACAAATTTATTGCAGTACTGAATGTCGTCAAGAAGCAAGTAAGGAAAAAATACTTGAGCGTTATCATGTTGAAAAGCGTAAGAAACGCAAGGGTAAAAGAAGGTTGTGTGCTGGTGGATGCGGCACACAGTTAAGCATATATAATGATGCTGGAATATGTGACAACTGCGAAGTAAACAATAAAAAAATGAATAATTTCATAAAGGAACTGAGGGGTTATTTTGACTACGAGATACAGCAATAAGTCAATAATCAATACAATAAAGCCACAAACCATTTTAGCAATTGATGCGTCTACAAACTCCCTGGCCTTTTCGTATTTTGAAAGTGGAAAACTAATTAAATATGGAAAGATAAAGTTTACTGGATCTGATGCTTTTTATAAGGCTGGAGATGCAGCAAGAAAGTGTGTACTGTTATTTAGAGAAATAAACGCTGAGGCTATAGTAATAGAGTCAGCAATATACAGTAACTCACCAAAGACTGCTATGCAGTTATCTATTGTTCAGGGGGCTATTGTTTCTGCTGCACACATTGCTGGCATTAGAATTATTAAGTCAATAACCCCAATGCAGTGGCAAAATTATATTGGCAACAGACTTTTAACTAAGGCAGAAAAGGCAGAGATTGAAAGAAAGACACCAGGAAAATCAAAGTCTTGGTATAAAGGCAAGGAAAGAGAAGTTCGAAAAGGAAGAACTATGGATGCCGTATATGATAAATTTAATGTAAAGGTGAGTGATGATGATGTTGCAGATGCAATTGGTGTCGGATGGTATGTTTCTGATCGTTGGAATTCTATGTTTGAGGATGGGGTAGAGGATGCCTAAACTATATCAGTCTAAAACATGGCTAACAAAAAGATATGTATATGATAAAAAGACACCAGAAGAAATTGCCAAGGAATGCTCTTGCTCTTTGCAAACAATTTATGTATACTTGACGAAGTACGGACTGAAGGGAAAATAAATGGCTGATATGGTGAACCATCCTGTTCACTATACCTCACATCCGAGTGGTGTAGAGGTAATTCAAATTACTGAGCACATGAACTTCTGTCTTGGTAATGCAATTAAATATATTATGAGATCAGAACTTAAGGGAAAGCAGATTGAAGATCTAAAGAAGGCCGCTTGGTATATCAATAGGGAAATCGCTCGTTTGGAGGCTTTGAATGGCAAAGCGCAAAAAGTATAAAGGTAATACTGATCCATTTATTCGTGAAGATCAAATGACCATTGACAACAGGGTTATTGTCAAGGGGGACTTTATAAAAATTAAAGGCATATATGCAACAGAGTTTAAGTTTCTCAATCTCGTCACAAATCCAGAAAATGGAGTACAATGGGTAGACTGCATTGAGATGTATAAAGG